GTGAAAAGACGTGGAGAATTAACAGATGAAGAATTAAAAATTATTAAGAAGAAAATCTCTGATGAAGAAGCTTATGAAAAATTTTTTAAGGATTGTTATTTAAGAAACTTGAGACCAGCAACAATAGGGTACTACAAAAATGAATTTCATGGTGCAAAGAAAATTATTAATAAACAGTTAGTGGAATGGGGGCAAAAGGACGTAGAGGATTTAATTTTGAAAAGTAAACAGTTGATGAAGGTCACAACTATTAATACTCGTTTACGCGCTCTCAGATCATTTTATAATTTTTTAGATAAGAATAAACTGATCGATAAGAATCCAATGAAGAATATCAAATTATTACGTGATAGACAGAAAACAATCGAAACTTTAGATAATCAAGAGATAGAGAAATTGATTAAAACAATTAGAAAACAAAAAACGTTTGTTGGTTTTAGAGATGAAGTGATCCTACTTGTTTTTCTAGATACAGGAGTAAGATTGTCTGAACTAGTTGGGATTAATGTAGAGGATGTTCGGCATAACAAATTAATTATTAGAAGAACAAAAAATCTATTTGAAAGAACAGTTTATTTATCTGATACGACTCAAGAGCGATTAGAAAGTTATATTAAAGTTCGAGGTGAAGTTGCTACAAACAAGCTTTTTATTAGTCAAGATAATAAGGAGTTGAACCCTCATAGCATTCAAACGAGGCTTACAAAGTACGGTAAGGAGGCTAAGATAAGTAAACGAGTTAGTCCTCATACATTCAGACACACTATGGCAAAAAGAATGATAGTATCTGGCTTAGATGCTTTTTCTTTAATGCATTTACTTGGTCATACAGATATTACGGTCACTAAAAGGTATGTAAATCTGTGGGGGCAAGATTTGGAACAGAAGCATAAAGAATATGGTGCATTGAAGGGTTTGAATCTTTAGATTTACGAATATTCAGATAAAATATATAATTAAATAAGAGATGGTATACGAGTTTGGCGGCTCTACCATCTCTCAATAAATAACAGCAGAAGAATAACTTCTACAACAGTATTATATGTAGTCTTTTTCTTCTGTGTCAAGGAGAGTAGAGAGAACCATGAAACTAATATCGGTTTTAAGTGGAAACGGCTTTGTCATGTATAACAAAGCTTTAGCTCATACAGTATCAGTTAATGGAGCCATTATTTTTGGACAGTTGTGTTCAAGTTATGAAAGCTTTGGCAGTAAAGGTATGCTAACGATTAAAGGTGGAAAAGAGTATTTCTTTTTAACAAGTGACACTTTGGAAGAAGAAACAGCTTTGTCATATAAATAACAGTTAAAAGCTATTAAGGAATTGGAGCAAGCTGGTTATATTGAAACTAAGGTTATGGGGGTACCATCAAAGAAGTACTTTTGTATCACAGAAAAGATTGTTCAAGAATTACTTTCAGAGGTAAATCCTAGCTCTGACAAAAGGGAAGACCTGGATGTATCAACAAATCCAGAGACAGCACAGCGAGAAAGTGAATCCAGCCTTTCCAAAAGGGAAACCCTAGCATTACCCAAAGGTAACGGCAAGCCTGTACAAAAGGGATCAACTATTAAAAAGAAAAATAAAAAAGAACAAGATAAAAATAATAAAGATAATATTTTTGTTAACAATAATGCTGACGCTCAAGTTAACAATTCAACATTGAATATGAATAAAATGTCTCTTTTTATACAGAATACTTTAGAAGCGGTACATAAATACGAGTCAGAGTTCATTACTGGAAGGTGGGATAAGAAAACATATTTAGATATTGTAAATATGTTTATAAATGAATCCATCGAACGAGGAATTCACTTAGAAGTTAAGTGTGTTGATTCATATGTTTACGGATTCTTAAAGAGAACCGCTCATCATCATGATATGAAGTATGGTAAAAAGAAATTCGAAGGTAAGAGCGACAGGATACCTATGTATAATTGGCTAGAAGATGAAAACGAAGAGTTACCATATTAGTTATTACCTCTAATAGCTCTGATAAGCTCCTACTTGAACCGTATTGCATGGAGGGTAATTGAGTAATAGTATTTTATTAATTGGAGCTTTATAAATCATATGGATAAAAAAGGGCTATCTAGACACACTCCTCAAGTATCCTAACGTCTAAAAATAATAGAGCAATTAGGAGGCTAAGAAAAAGTGGTAAATGAAAAAGAGATAGTAGAAGAAATTGTAAAACGTAACCGGAAGATACTTTTAAATATTTACGAGCAATATGATAAGATCGATTCTGTTTTTGGTAAAAGACTGGCTATAATTGAAGGGCAGTCTGATTCGATAAAAAAAGAATTGGATACGTTAGGTAAAGAGCTGAGAGAGCAATATTATTCATTAGGAAGAAGAATGGAGTTATTAGAGCTACAAGTTCTCAAAAATAATAATAAATAAAAAAGGAATATGATATTAAGTGTTTTAATTCTTAATAGAGAATTAAAATGTTGAGGGAGAGGACGATTAATACTTATTTTAATAAATTTAAAATTATTTTTTCATGATACAAAAGGGATCACGAGTGCTGATTGGATTTTTTGAAAATTATTTTTAAATTTCGCTTTACGTTCTTTATAACGTCCATATAATACTCTCGTAAATAAAACAAATTTATGGAGGTTATTAATATGGCACAAAACAAATTACGTCGATTAGAAAATAATGTGGTAGTTATCGGAACTCTTAAATCTAAGAATCTTGAAGTGAGACAAAGTGAAGCGGGAGCAAACTATATTACTGGCAAACTAGTTGTTCAATCAAACATAAACAATCTAATTAATGAACACGTTATTGAAGTATTTGTTATGGCATCTTCTAAGCTGTATTCAGGCGTTGTAACGGTTATGAATGAATATAAAACAATTGAAGCTGATGGAATGGCAAATGCAGACAGAATTAAAGTCGGAGGGATTCTAAAATTAAACGAATTCAAGAACAATCAAGGAATCCTAGTTCAATATAATCAAGTTAGGGGCATGATGTTTAATCGTCTTGATAAAACGAGCGATGTTCAAGATATGGCGGATGCATCTATTGAAACTGTTGTTGAAGGATTTGAAGGAGTCGTAAAAGATGGATTGGCTACGGGTGAATATTTGGTTAAAGGATTCACAGTTAGTTGGAATAATGAAGTAGTTGAGTTTAAAGATGTACTTGTTGGACAAGATGTTGCTCAAGCTTTCATGAATCTGTATCCTCAAAATTCAACTGGACGATTAGTATTCCAATTACGCAGTTACGTTGAAGAAGTAAAACAAGCATCATCGTTTGGCTTTGGAGCTACTGTAGATATAAAAGAGACTTTTGAAACTACTAAGAAATATACGAGAAGTATTAGAGTGATTGGTGGGGATGTTCCTTTCTTTGGAAGCAAAGAATATACTCCAGAAGAAATCTATCAAGCTAAACAATTAAGAGCTCAAAAGTTATCTGATGTAAAGTCTAAAGAAGAAAGATCAATCATTAAAGCAGGTACAGGATTTGGACAAGGCTTGATTAATAATCAAACACCTGCGGTCATGAGCTCTTCAAATGAAATTCCTGATTTTTTTTAATTGAACGCTCTGTGCTGGTTAATACAAAAGACTTAACATTAAATAGTTAAGTCTTTTGTGGTTTATAAAACTTTATTTATAGGAATGGTCCTAAAAGAACGATGATTAATAAAATCAATATTTTATATAGAGTTCAGATATTATTGATATAAAGAAATAGAACACTTGATTGTGGTCTAAGTCCTTTGTTTAAAATTAGAGTATCCATAAGTTAGTTATTTAATTATAGCCTTTTTGAAATATGTTCACACTAATAAATTCTCTAATCTAGATTCTTTTCTATTCTGCCAATCACAAATAAGCCCATCTATAAAATCCTCACCTTGATATTTATTTGTTAGTTCTATTATGGCTGGCATTTCTCCATAAAAACCCACATACGCATTTAACCTATTATTTCTTGCGCATATAATTACATAATGAGCTTTATCGGGGAATTTATCGACATATGCTTTAATTTCAGGGGTATCCAAATTTTTATTTGATTGAATAAACTTATCCGTATTATTTACATTAATAATACTTTCACGAATCTCATCAAATGTATCATTACATACATATTTAGCACCCTTGAACAAGGCCAATGCATTAAAGGCGGTCTTTAAATATAAAAAGTAAAACTTTATAGCATCTGTATTAAGCTTGTCTTTAAATTCAGAAACAGATTCATCTATAAAATTTGGTTGTGGTAATGCCTTTTTATCCTTAAAATTTTCTCTCAATTTATATAAGATTGGCAGCATATCAACAGCAAAAATATTTAAATTAAGCATTTTAAAGGAAGTAGCAACATACCATCTTCCCTGATAAAAACCTATATGAATAAAATTGTTGCTTGTTTTATACGGCATATGTACCAATTTAAATTTTCTTTCCTTGTCTTCTAAGAATTGTATGAGTTGTTCATTTAATTCAATCTGTAAATTATCAACAGACGGCACATTTATATTTGAAGCTAAATACTGGTAAGAAAATGAATTGTAATCTATAAAAGTAGTTAGTTGTGGGATTAAAACTGATCGTCCCGCGAATATAAATCCTAATACAAACTCTAGTGGGGTATGCTTAGTTTTGTGCCTCATTACCCTCATAATAGGATTTTTAACTTTTTTTATATTAAGACTACCTCTTTTACCCGGGCCATTATTCGTTCTATTAAGGCCAATGATAGAATTTCTTAGGATTACTAACTCTTCTTTAGAAAACTTTGCGTTTGCTTCGTCTGATACGGTACCTTTTTCAAGTTTCTTAATTCCACCTAACCCTGCTGGAATTATATGTTCTTCATTATCAAATTTCAAATCCTCATCTGATTTTTTATAATAAATACAGTACCCCATGTTAATAATCCTCCCCGTAACAATAATCATTATCTTTAGTAGATATTCCTTATTTTAACATATAAAGCTTATCCAGCTAATCTACATTTGTTAATCGAAAGAGGAATAATAAAATTCTCATTTTATATCTGAACTCTTCTTTAAAGAATTGAATTTAAAGGGAAATAAAAAAATGATACATGGCTTCGATTCAGTGAGTCTAATCGATGTTATTCAGTTTCTCTGAAGTGTAACGGAAGAGAACTGAAAACTCGATTAAATCACTGAGAAGAAGGCAAACGAGCGTTAGCGAGTTATTTTCTCGTAATATAATAATCAAATTTATGAGTAGAAAAAGAGTGATACAAAACTGTATATGAGTATATATACTGATATACAATTTTGTACCACTTGTTATTACTGTCATAAATTTTTAAAAAGAATTGCTCCGATTGATTTACGTTTTTAAAAAGACAGTAATAATAATAAAAATAATTCAAATCAATCGGAGGAATTAATTATGAAATCTCATAATGAAATGCACTGGCAATCTATGAAACTATCAAAAGGATTTAAAGCAAGATATGTATCTGAATTGATTACATATTCAAAAATAATCGATGGAATTATTAACTTAGTCGAATCTCCTTGTGGAACTGGAAAGACAACTTTCTTCATTGATGAAGTAGTTAAAAAAGCTAAGAACAAAGAAAGGATATTGTATTTAGTTGACACTACAGTTTTAGAAGAATCTTTACTTAATAAGTATGACGAATACTTGAAGCCTTTCGACCCTTCAGTAAAAGGAACTATGATTTTTAACGAACAACAACTCCCTACTCATGGCTTCGGAGTTCAAACGGAAGAACATAAATCAAAAGATAATCGAGCAATCTGTATGACATACGCAAAGTTTGCTTCCGAGCTTCAAAAAAGTAATGATAAAAATTTCTTAAACCATATTAAATTTTTATGTTGCGATGAAGTTCATAATCTAGCAAAATATATCGGATATGACCTTCAAGTGGGTGCAAAGAAAGAAGAAACAACATTATACAAGGCTTTAGAAAAAATTGTTGAAGCAACAGATAAGGTGATTTTTAAAACTTTATTCATGACAGCCACTCCTTACAGAATAACCAAGTTGTTAAAGGACAACTTCAATTACACTTGTAACAAGATCATATCTGAAAACGAATTAAGAGGATACTTGTTCAACAGTCAAAAGGTTTATACGAATATAGACAATATCTTGAAAGAGCTCAGAAAATCCGATTTAACTGAAGACAGCAAAATTCTGATGTATGTTGAAACTATTAAAAAAGCAGAAGAAGTTAGAGGGAAATTAGAACGAAATGGATTTAATGTTGCTTGTTTATGGAGCATAAATAATGAACGGAAAATGGATAATCTGTCTAGAAAAGTGCGGGAGCATATTGTTGAGGAAGAAGAGATTCCAGTATATATAGACGTTGTAATAATTAATGCAGCATATGAAACTGGATACAATATTTTCGATAAAGAGAATATGGCTCAAACAGTCATTGTCCATAGCAGGAATTCAGAAGTAATTACTCAAGTTCGAGGAAGAATTCGTCATGATATTGAAAGCTTGGTAACTTTGAATCAAGTCGGTTCAATTGAAACGATAAAACGAGATGGAACGGTTGCGGAATTATGTCCAACAAAGATAGAAAAGTTCGTTGATATACCGTTAACTAAAGAGAAGAAGGACGAGTTTGTTCAAGAATTGAACATGATTAATAAAAATGGAAGATAGATGAAATGGACAACAATTAAAAAGATGTTAATTGAAAATGGATTTAAGATAACTTCTAATAAAACTACAGTCAATGGAAAGCAAGTAAGATTTGATGTTATCGAGAAAGATTGAGTCATCGAAAGATGGCTAATTTTTTATGAAAAAAATTAGCGGTTTTAATTTACGTTTTAAAAAGTGCAGATAGAATACAATATATAAAATTAAAACGTATGGAGAGTGCAAAATGATAAACTACAATTTTGTTAGTCGGGATGATGGTCCGAAAGACCCTGAGGAAAGAAAAAGACAAAGAAAAGAAAGAGCTCGTATAGAAAAAGAAGAAAGAGAGCGTAACAGGGAACAGGAAATACAAGATTTTATATATCCGTATGAACATCCAATTCCAGAGTTAGTAAGAAGAAAAATCGCCAAAATTGAGATAATCAGAAAAAGTAAGAGAGAGCATATCACTAGAAATCCAAATTGGAACAAATGGTGTATGAACAAAGAGCAAATTTTATTTATTGGTTCGGTGTTCCTTCCTCCAGAACATTCTCAATCAGTTTATATTCTTGATAAAGAGATGAATATTATTGATTGGGTTGAAGCTAAGCGTAAAGTTGGATTATGGCTTAGAAGAAGTAAGAAGTTTAACAAAGGATATGGACGAACACTTTTGTATGGATACATAAAGAATCGAGCATTGTACAAAGATACTTTTTATTTTGTACCTGTTAAGGAGTACGAGGATTTCATGAAAGAAAAAAGTTGAAATTTTTTTGAGGAATTTGCACAAAAAGGCAAAACTGAACGTTTTTTGTTTATATATATAATGAGAGAATTTTCCTCCTATTAACTCTCTCACTTCTAACTAAGTCTTTGAATCTTTTAAAGACCTTTTAAATTCATGAATTGTTGAGTATTTGGTTAGTACTAAAGTCTCTTAGGTCTTCTAAGTTTTAGTACTGTCTAAGTACTTAACCTTCTATTTTTATCATGTCCATTTTACGGGCACCATTGTATGGAGATAAAGCAACAACTATTTGTTTGGTATATAACATTCCTCCAATATAAAGACGGCTTTGGTTATTGCTTACATACTTTCAAGAGTAGTGGTTGATTTGTATTTACTATAGTACATCGGAAGTCAGGATTAAATGTCCTGGCTTTTTTATTTTTACGATTTTTAAGTTTTGATTTTAAAAGTAATTTTTTATTTATAAATCTTGTTCATAGAAAGGAATTAATGAAAATGAAAAACTCTTATAAATGGGTGAAAGCAGGTAGGACATATACATATGAAGATGCTATCGGAAACATTTATTTAATTGTGGAAGATCGAACGTGTAACGATAGTCTAAATGATGCACTGTTAGAGTCTGTTGTTACTGATTATTTCGATAAAACAGTAACTTATCCCAAATTAAAAACTTTAGAGGTGAAAGCTCATTATGAAAATGGAACTCCGAGTTCAAAATGCTAAATTATATGCAAATACCGATGGAACAATGACAGTTTCCGGTTATGTCAATAAAACTGGTCAGCTAAGTAACGTATTGGGAGTTACAAAACGATTTGTTGAGAAGATTGCTAAAGGTGCTTTCTATCGCGCTATTCATTCAGCCACAAAGGATATTGATTTCCTTGCTGAGCACAAGGGTGACTTAATTTTGGCGTCTACTCGCAACGGCTCTTTACGATTAACAGAAGATAATCAAGGTCTTTATATGGAAGCGACAATTGCTTCTACATCATGGGGAAAAGATTATTACGAATTAATCAATTCTGGCATTCTCAGAAACATGTCATTTGGTTTCCGCACTATTAAAGACAGTTGGAGATCACTTGAAACAAATCTTTACGAACGAACAATTGAAGAGCTTGAATTATTTGAGGTATCAGTTGTGAAAAATCCTGCGTATTCCCAATCAACAATCGCAGCTCGTGGTATTGATCTTGTTAAAGATATTGAAATCCCGAAAGAAGTTAAAACAAACAATCAACTAAAGGAGAAGAGAGAAATGGAAAAGACGATAGTTAAATATGGTATTGAGGAAAGAACAAACGAACAATTAGGGTTAGAACAATTTGAGTCCTTTGTTTTAGGAAAACAAAGCGGACAAGAGATAGCTGGAAATCGAAATAATGAGGTAAGATTTAATACAACGGGAACAGCTGGCGGAGCCGTAATTCCTGAATCTGTTCACAATCAAGTAATTAAGAAAGTAGAAGAGCGTTCTCCAATCTTTGAAATGGCTCGTAAGCTTCCATCAGCTGCAGGTACGTTAACGATTGCAAGGGAAGATAGCTTAGATGATGCAGGTTTTGTTGGTGAAGGAATTAATTTGAAACAATTAGCTATGGACTTTGAAACTGTTAAATTGGAACAGAAGAGAGCCGGTGCATATATTCGGGCTTCTAATCAGTTATTAAATGATACTGCAATCTCAACATCAGATTATATTGCAGACCTATTATCACGTAAATTAATAAAAGCAATTGAAAAATCAATTTTAGTTGGTGCTGGTGGAAATGAATTCAATGGTATAGTAAACGATACATTCGTTCCAGCAGTGAAGGTAAAGAAAGTTGAAATTGATGAATTAATGGATTTGCATAATAGTATCCCTTACGATTATGCAGATGGAAATGCAGCGTTTATTATGGCACGCCAAACATATAACCAAATTGCTAAATTAAAAGATGCGTTAGGTCACTCTTATGTACAAAATGGAGTAGTAAATGGAAGACCTACAAGAACGTTGTTTGGTAAAACAATTTATATTACTGATGTTTTACCTGAATCAACACCAGTAATTTTCGCAAACTTTTATCATGCTTATGCAATAATGATTAAACAGGCTGCAAGATTGCAACGAACAGCCGATACTGAAAACGCTCTAGCAGGAACAACTACTTTTGTGTTGGATAGTTACATGGATGGTGCAGTTTATAATCCGCAAGCGATTGCTAAATTAGTTATTGCTTAATCTGTTTAGATTGTTAAAGTGGAGTATTTAAAGGATCAGCATTTGCTGGTCCTTCTTTTTTATTTTTTATAAAGCATTATCCGATGAAAGGTGGAAGCATATCTAATGAAAGAAATAGAATCAATTGAATGCTGTAGAAGTATACTCCGTAAAGAGGAGTATAGACTTTTAATTGCACGTATAGCAGTTCATTATTTAAAAGATAAATTTAGAAGTAAAACAGAATTATATAGGGAAGTAAACAGGGTACTAATATCACGACAGTTGGAACCAGTTTCGTTTGGGTTCATTCGTAATAATGTATAGCAATAAAATGAAATTAATACCCGCCTATCCTTTTTGAAAAAAACGTAAAATATCCTATAATAACGGGGAAAGTGTCGTTTTTACTGCTGATACCAAAACTCTAAAACTCCGTTGAAATAAAATAAAGCTCATTCTGATGAATGAACTTTAAAGGAACTTACTTTTGTTTAATTTTAATCATTTCAATAATGTCTTCTAGCTCTCCAACTAGTGGATTGTCTTGGCTCTGTAAGTTTTGAACTACCTCTTTGAACACCATTGTTTTCTCTACTTCGCTAAGTTCGTTGAACTTGCTAGAAATCTCAACGCTTTGTTTAAGACTCATTTTCTTCACCCCCTTTTATTATACTACCATTGCTTTCATGTAAGCGCCATCTTTGTACTCGATTTCCATCACACTTATAACCCTGTTTTTATATTGTAAAAGACTATAAGTGGAAAATGGAATAGATTAATACGTATATTCTTGCTAAAATGAACTTAGGATTAGCAATAATTTCCTAAGGAGATTAGATTGATGAGAAAAAAAATAATAGCTGAATTAGCGGAGTGTTATAAAAAAGAAGAGAAAGAAATTTTAGATATTTTAAAAGAACATGTGAAAATATCGCCCTATGAAACTATGAATTCTGGGGATAGGATTATTATTAATAAGTTTCATATTATAGAAGAAGAGCAAATAGTTTTAGACTATTATAAGTTACTATTAAATATGTATTGTAATATTAAATTTCCAAATAGATCATATATTATGACAGAATTAATGAACTTAATGCCCATACTTGATAATTACCACGCTTATACAATATATAAATTCGACTTTAAAGATTTCTTTTATAGTATTAGTTCCAAGAAAAGCTTTGAATATATTTCTGATCTAGTAAATTTAAAAACTAATGAATATATATTTCTAAAAAAATACACAAAAGAAAATCACGAACTTATTCCAGGTATTGGGCTGCATAATTCTTTGGTGGAGTTAAATGGGAATCTTTTTGATCTTGAAATGAAAAAAGCGTTCAAAGAGGGATTTTTATATTATGCACGTTATGTTGATGATTGTATTTTAATATTGGATGAAAAAGTAGCAAAGGATAAAATAGAGAGTATTGTATTAAATTTAATGAAAAAGTGTTTTGGAAATAATATTACTATTAACTATGATAAGACAGATTATTTTCAGTCTGGTGACAAAAACTATAAAATTAATTATTTAGGTTATGTGTTTGAAAAGGGCCAGTCAGCCAAACAACAATTCAAATTTGGGATTGCAGATAAGAAACTTGATAAGTATAAAAAACAAATCGAAAAAATTATTTTAGAATACAATGCTGATGGTGATTTGGAAATGTTAAGTTTTAAATTAGAGTTGGTGTTTAAAAGGGTTGTATATTATGGTACTAGAAAGAATAGCAATAAATATAGATGGCAGGTTAGAGGTATAAGTGATAGTTATAAGGAATTAAAGAGGTTTATGAAGAATAATAACGATTATGAAAAAATTACAAGAAGCACAAAAGGATTCTTTTGTAAAAGTATTGAGGAAAGTTTTGGGCGTAATCAAATACCAATGCCTGCAAAAATTAAAAATCAGTTAAAAAACAAAAAATTCATCTCGTGTTTTCTTAATAACCAGGCATTATTACTGCATCAAAAGTTAGGGTTAAGACATGGAGATTTAAAGAGAAAAGTGAAGATTGTCTATAAAGACAATGTAGAGAATTGTAACTATAATGAGCTTGCAGAAAAATTATTAAAAAATATAAGGTAAAAGTGGCGGGGCTTTGCCTCACCACTTTTATTTTAAGAATTAGCGAGTGCTAATTCTTGATATTGTGTAATAATAATTTAGCATGTAATAGTATGGGGTGTCAATTGTGACTATGAATAAGTTTAATAGACAAAAAAGTGATTATTTATTGACTGATTTACTTCCTTATGAAAAAGGAAACCATTATACTCATAGGCATTTCTATGAATATTTACAAAAAGAGAAAAAAACATTGAAGAAATTATTTAAAAAGATAGAGGCCCAAGGTAGTTTCAGTAGTAGTTGGCATTCTTCACCATTAAAGTTCACTATATCAAAAAAAGGAGATGGGTTTCGAGAAATTTCTTTTATAAACCCGTTAGGATTGTTAGAATCTTTGGCTTTTATTCATTTATTTGAAAATGATATTTTAAATATTATCCATAATAAAAAAGACTTTTCTATGAGAAAGGCTAATAGAGTAAATAGTTTAAATTACAAAAAAGACAAAAATCAAACAGTTTACTATTCTGACTTAGTTTCCAAAAATCAACTTCTTATTGCTCTTGAATCAAGTGGAACCTATTTTAAGCATTATCCATTCAAAAATATTACAGGACTTTTGAATAGTAATAGATTTATTTATGCTAGAGATAAATTTAATTTATTATTGACAATTGATATACAACATTGTTTCCCAAGTATATATACACATTCTTATAAATGGTTAATAACTAATAAAACATATGATTCGAAGGGATTAAGAGGCGCAAGTTCTGTATATAACAACATTGATACTTTCTTACAGAATATAAATGGGTCTAAAACAAATGGTATAATAGTTGGGCCAGAAATATGTAGATTATTGGCAGATTTTTTGTTTATACATATTGATCAACAGGCAATTGAAACTTTGGCAGAAAAGAATCTTACATATAAAAGGGACTATAATATTTTTAGACTTGTCGATGATTATTTTATATGTTCTAAAGATGAAGACACACAAAACATTATAAAAGAAGTGATTTCAAACAAATTAAATGAATACCAGCTGAAGATTAATGAATCAAAGGTTGATAAATTTGGAAAAGGTGAAATTCTCAATAATTGGAAATTTGAAGTATTATCAGTTATTGAGATGATAGAAAAAATATTTAAAAATGAAGTCGAAAAATTGAATAGCAGTATAACTTCTTTGTTATCTAAGATAGAATTAAACGAACAATATACTCAAGGATTGCTCGAAGCAGCGGCGGATTTCGAATTAACAGTGCCCCAAAAAAGGTATAGAAAAGTAAAATACAATGATCTTAGAAGTAGGGTGCTTTCAACAATAAATGTTTCTAATGAAAAATCTCTTATTTGTTCTTACATATTAAGCACAATATTAAGTAAAATTGAAGCGAAAAAAAATGAGGGATTAGTAATAAATATGGGATTAAATGAGTTTATTACTTTTGTCTTCTTTGTTTATTCAACAAATATTACTTATGCCTCTACTCAAAAAATAATAAGGATTCTTTCCCTTTTAATTGATAAGCAGAAATTAGAAATTAAAGAGATAATTGAAAGAAGTATTGAGAGATTTGAGGGAGATATATTTACAAAGTTCTCTAATGACTGGATTGATTTACTCTTGTTTTTTGCAGCTTATCAAATAGATCTTCCATATAAGTTAATTGAAAAGGTTACGGATATTTTTCTTAAAGAAGAAAATCCTGTAAGTCTGGGTGCCTTATGTATATTTGCTGAATCAGAATTTGTAAATTCAACAAAAATTGTTAGAAGTGTTAATAAGCTTATTCAGCAAAAAATAGAAAAAATAAACCGTAAGGATTTCTTTCAAGATGAACATGGATGGTGGATATATATTTTTTTATCGTACCCTAAATTGAACAACAAATTAAAAAAAGAAATGATAGATTGTTTAAATAAAGTTAAGCATGGTCTAAGAACAGATGATGTGGATAGTGCAAAATTAATGGTCTTAGATTTTCTTTTGGATAATAATAAACATTTTATTGAATGGAATTTTACAAAAGATAATTATTACAAGAATTATTATTTTTATACGAAAGATAGAACTGTTTTTAATCCTGATATTATTGACCAAATAAGTATTTCTAGATAAAAAATAAAATATTAATTTTATTTTTAAAAGAAGAAAGGGAAGCCATAACTTTGTGTCTTACAGAGGTGGTTTCCCTTTTTATTTTTTTTATCATCAAAAAGTGGGTTCTCAGATTGTTTTGTGTGACGTTTTAAGGGGTGAGTTAATATGATTGCATTTGATTATCTTAAAATGTAACAGTGGATATTTTAGGGCTTCTAATAACTTTTGAAGTTATGAAAGTTGTTTTCACTTCAATAATCTGTTGGAATCCCTTTTTTATCCGTTGGATTGTAGTATTTATCATATAAAATGTCCAACAACTTCCATCTTTCTTCATTACTTAAATCTTGGATAGCTTCTACTACATCTTCGGCAGTAAGTTCAATTTCATCAAAAGTTCTTCTTATTTTAATTCTGAAATCTTCCATATTAATCACTCCTTAATTTGATTGATAAGAATTTATCCTCTTAATTATACTGATTATTCTGAAGTTTAAAAAGTTCTAATTGCATTTTACATTTGTCGTCGTCTAGATACAACAATATCAGGAGGGATTAAATTGCTACCAACAAAAGAACAGTTGATACAACATTTATCTGATAAGATGACAAACCAAGATATTGCGAAGATTTACGATATAACTTTCCAAAAAGTAATTCAACTTATAAAGAAATATAAGATTGATCCAAATGAACTACGAAAAGTGAACAAATTTATTGTTTATGAGCATTGGCTCAATAATGAAGTTGTTTATGTTGGAAGTGGAGTTTGGTATAGATGTAGAAGAATATATAATAGAAGAAACTCGGTTCATCGACAACTTATGCAGGAAAATAATATTGATTATAAAATTGTCGGTGAGTTCGACAAAAGGGAAATAGCGAGAGAATTTGAAGTTCGACTTATAAAGAATTATAAGCAATTAGGACAAGCAAAGTTCAATAAACAAGTTAATTAAGAGCTTGACGATTTTGAGGAACAGAGGCATAATAGTCAGTAATCGTGTTGATTGAAAAAGAGAATAGTTCAATAACTGTTGTGGTTGTTGATTTCATTATATGTACGGTATTTTCTGGGACTCAAAATCGTGTTCCTTCGGGAGTGTCGGTTCGACCCCGACCATCGGTATCAAGAACGGCGTAACATCAGGCTCTATACTAATTGTATAGAGTTTTTTTGTGTTTTCATCGCACTACAAAATAAGGACTAATACTATCAAAGCTCATGCTATACAGTTAAAGCAAACTGTGAAACACTAAAGGAATAAAAATGAACATTCATTTTTATCCCTTTAGTGTTTCATTTTATAGAGAATCTCTCCACCCTGGTGACATGAAGTTAAATCCGACACCACCAGTAGATATTAGCACATTATCAACTGTTAACTTTGTAATTTCTAAAAACTTCTTTTCAAACTCTTCTCTGTTGTACTTGTACATAGTTGAGTGGCACGACCACATTTGCGTTGAAGTACTCAACCATTCCCCTAATTCCTTTAATTTAGGGAATGACTCAAATTGAATTGGTTCATCTAATTTCATGAATCTCACTTGATAGATAGTTGGGTTTAGCTTTACTCCTATCCCTTTAAGACCATGTGCTTTTTTTTCATTTAAATGTGTCAT